ACGTTGCAAACCCATCCAGTGCTGGCTTGTGTCGAGCCTCCCGTAACAAACACGTAAGCCGAAACAAGTTCCGCCCACGTATCTGCGTCGGTGGCGCGGGTCCACGCGCTGGAAGACGAGACGTAAATGCCGTTCTGGGACGCTGTCGCTTGGTTCTTGACCAGAACACGACTGGATGACGTTGTTACGCCGTTGATTGTCTGTTCTCCGGACAGCGTAATGTTGCCTGTGGTTGCAACTTGAGCAGGGGTTTTGATTTGAAGACCTTGTGCAACTGCGTCAACGTAAGCTTTGTTAGCAATGTCAGTTGTGGCGGTCGGTGACGTCGTGACAGAACCGGTCGTCATCGCCACACTGGTCGCAGTCGCCGCGCCCAGTGTTGGCGTCACTAAGGTTGGGTTGGTGTTGAGCACAACGCTGCCTGTTCCGGTAGATGTCGTTGTGCCGGTGCCGCCGTAACCAACGCCGATTGTGGTTCCATTCCATGTGCCGGACGTAATGGCGCCAAGGCTGGCGGTCCCGCTAGATGTTATGTTGGAAAACGTTCCGTTGGTTGCGGACACAGATGGAGCCGTCACCGTAGTTCCATCAAATGTGAACGCAGCACTGCCTGCAAAAGTTCCGATGCCGCTGTTGTATTGAACGGATTGCCCCACACCTCCGGGCGCGGTCGTGCCTACAATGAACGGTGTCCATGTGTTAGGGTTGAGCGCAGGGTTGACGTTAACATTGGTGACGAGCGCCGTGTATGGAATTCCGTTGTAGGAAACAATGTCCAATGGCGCGTAGTTCGTGTACGGCGACCATGCACCGGTTAAAAACAACGATGAATTGACCATCGTGTCCAGAATGTTATTTAACACCGGACCCGTGATGGCGCCGGTTCCGTTCAACGTGATTTGGGAGTTGATCGTGCCGAGAAGTTGTTGGCGGTTGTCTATTGTCACGGTATAGCTCCTAATGAATCATTGCGACGATAAACATCAAGCCGCACGCGACCAAAACAATGAAGAGCAGGAAGACGCTACCGTACAGCATCACGTTACCCATCAACTCCTCCTGCGCTTTAGCAGCTTGAAGGCGGGCCGCAGCCTGTTCCTTCTTGATGCGCACGGTTTCCTTCAAGATTTGATCCCACGCAGATATACCATATTCCGAGATGAAAGTGTTTTTTACCTCGGCCAGCATGGTCTCAATCTCGACCTTAGCCGTAAACGCTTCAATGGCAATTTGTTCGGCTGTTTTTTCATCAAACAGGCCCGGCCTTGGAGGTTTGGCCGCAATCTTTGCAAGTTGCCCGGCGCTATCCAATAACGACATCATGTCGCCAAACATGCTTTGCAATTCTTTGCCTACGGAAATCCCCGTCTTCAGGGCTTCGTAGCTCCCCTTGGCAAGCGCGAGGATCGTAAGCGGGTCCACTACTTATCCGCCTTGCCGTCCAACTTGTCATAAATGCGCTGGAACATACTTTCGATATGATCCATGCGTTTGTCGAGGTCGTCTTTGAGAACGTAGCTTCGAGGAAGGTCTACCTCTAGGCTGTGAACATTCTCTCGCAACTTGCTGACCGAATCATAGAGTGAATGCGCAAACCACCCAACCCCCGCCAAGAAGGAACTGGCTAAAATGTTGAAGAGAGCTTGCGCATCCAGCATGGTGAGACCTTACTGAGCGGAGGTTTCTACGGGCGTTTCCGCCGAAACTTCGGCAGGCGCTTGGGGAGACGGCAGCTGGCTGGTGGCCGTAGCTTTGATCTTGTTGATCAAGTCGGCGACTTCCGCAAATGGGCGCTGGCTAAGGGCTTGAAGAATATAGTTAACTTCTTCAAGGGTGTGCTTCAGAACGAGTTCCATGATAAGCTCCTCATGGGGTTAAGTTGTTGCCCACGGCAACGCAGGTGATATTACAGGAGGATTGGCGAGATTGGCAATGCGGACGCCAAGCCCAGCCTCAATATCTGCAACCATGGCGGCGCCCATTGTGTCTTTCACCCAGCCCATAACCTGATCTTGCGTCAGACTGGCGTAGGGCGTGAAAGTTGAATCGGTGGTTTTATAGGGCACGTTAATAGTGCTGTAATTGGTGTCGGTGTAGGTGCCATCTGTGCCATTGACCCGCCAGTGAATGGTGAAAACAACGTTTGTCTTGCCATCAAACTGCGCGTAGCAGTCTATCTTTTCAATGATCCAAGTGGTGGTGACAGTCATTTATTTACCCTCCAGTTTAGCGAGACGAATTTCAAGCGCGTCGTTCTTGGCGGATAGTTCTTGGATGCACTTCATGAGCGCATACTGAAGGTCAGTCTGATAGATGGAGAGGTAATCGGTAGCCTCCCCATCTTTGTCTTTCCAACCGCTGTGATCTATCAATTCTGGCGCGACAGCATCCACATCCTGCGCAATTACACCGAGGTTCAATTCATCGTCAGTTTGGTCGTTGTAGAGGAATGTCTTGACCGGGATGGCGCATATCTTGTCGAGATATGACCCGGCAAGTTGAATGTCCTTCTTCATCCGTTGGTCAGAAAGATTGACGTTGTTGGCTGAGTAATTGGAGATGCCGCCATTAGACTGGACAGCAAACCTCAATGCAGTAGAGTCAATGCAATACAGCATTGCATTGCTATTTGCGTTAGGAGACGCATTTGTATAGTAAACCATAAATCCATTGGGGGATGCGTTTGAATTTATTGCCCTACTAACAAAGTTGGCGACGGAACCAGTCACGTTGAATTTTTCAAGATTTTGTGGGCTCGTCGTCCCCACCAGCAAATTGCCGCTGGAATCGAGGCGCATTTTCTCTGAGCCACCAGTGCAGAAATACTGAGCCCCTCCAACCATGCCAATTTCCGTGGCATTGGTTACGTTGTCGGAAAACTGCATATAAACGTCGCGCCCAGTAGCCTCTGACTGAACACGAAAAACTCCATTGGACCGGGGTGTTGTACCCGTCAGTGATGAAGTGAAGAGGCCAACAAATCCAGAAGTTGAAGCCGCCGACAACCTTGCAAGAGGAGACCCACCAATCCCCACATTTTGGCTCGTATCCACCGTCATCGCAGTCGTGCCAGCCGACTGGATCGTCAGTGCTGTAGCGGCAGGGCTAGTGACGGTTGGAACCGTCAACGTGCCCGTCAACGTGGGGGACGCCGACAATACGCTGCTTCCACTACCTGTGCTGGTCGTTACGCCCGTGCCGCCGTTGGTGACGGCAAGCACCCCCGACGAACTGACGCCTTCGGCAAGTATGGATAGGTTGCGAGATATGGTCATGGAGTTACCTCAACCCAATTCTTGATAGTCTCATCCCAGCGATACATTTTGTCGTCTGTTGGGTACGGTACGGGCGGCGCCCATGTCCACGTTGCCTCGTTCAGCGTCCAACTTGCGAAAGGTTGCGGCGCGTAAAATACATCATGCGTATGATCGTAAACGTATCCAATGCCCGCATAGTTGCCACGCAGCGCCACGCCGCCATCGGGTTGGCCGTCCGGGCCATAATGGACGCCGCCACGAGTATTGTAGCTGGTCTGTAGCCACTGGCCGGGTGAGCTATCCACAAAAGTACTGAAGAACTCTGGCTCCGCAACAATGACTTGGATGACCTTGCCATCCAGAACCTTGGCAAAGTGGCTCATGCTGTGTAGCTCCCAGAAGCAGTAAAGGTAAGAATGATGTTTGATCCGCTTGTGGTGACTGTTGGGGAACCGGTTGTTGTCCCGGTGTAATTGGAAGTTGGGATAGAGAGGATGGCAACGCCGCTGCCACCGTTTCCTCCGCTACCTGTATACGTTCCTCCGCCACCGCCACCTGTATTAGCAGTTCCCGCTGTGGCTGCAATGCTACCGCTTCCCTGAGCGCCGTTACCGCCGCCGCCCGCCCCGCCAGAACCCAACGAAGCGCCACCAGAGCCACCGCCGCCACCAGCATAAGTAACAGACGAACCTGTAACAGTTGATGCTGTTCCCGCGCCACCAGCGCCGCCAATATTAGCGGAACCATTCCCGCCAACTGCGCTTGCGCCACCACCGCCGCCAAAACCATTGCCGCCTGTGGCAACAGCGTTGCCGCCCGCGTTACCTTGTCCAGACGTACCCGATCCGGGTGTACCGGGAGCGTATGGCGTAGTGTTAACCGATCCTGCTCCGCCGCCTGATCCGCCGCTTAAACCATCCTGAAGAGTGGCGCTAAACGCACCACCGCCGCCGCCTCCAGTAGACGTAATGACGTTAAAAACAGAATTGTTTCCGCTTGTGCCTTTTGCAGAGCCCAAAGCTCCCCCAGCACCACCAGAACCGACCGTTACTGTGTAGGTGCTTCCTATATTTAAATATGTTGTCGATGCTTGATAGCCGCCTGCGCCGCCACCTCCTTCGCCACCCCCGCCGCCTCCGGCAACAACCAAGTAAGATACTGGATAAGACACTGGCGATTGAGCGAAACCTGAATATACGACCCATCCTTGAGTAGAGTCGATATAAACAAACGCTATAGACCCGCGATACCCTTTCAGTAAAGTATTAGATGTTGAAGTGTTTAATTTATTTCCATTGGGGGAA